GATGATTTTTTGGCTAAATGCCGCAATATGATAAAAGCAGATCAAATGCATGACTAGTAAATAGGATAAGCTCTATCGTATCTAAGAGTTATATCTATACTCATTACATCATTTGAGCTATAATCGCATTCATTAAAGTTAATATCTTGTGGCCATGCATTATCATAAGCCCAAGATTCAACCACACATCCTAATCCGTCATACATATTTAGATAAGCTTTTTTCTTAAACTGGTTTGCACCAGCCTGTCTATTCTGGCCAGCAAATCCATAAATCCCTTGATCGGCAAAATAATAACTTTCAATCCATTTATATACGGGATTTTCTTTGTTTACTTGTGGATTCCATGTATCATATAAAGTGAATGATATAGGCTTAAAATCAATTTTGCCCGGCATATAAATAGTTTCATTTATATGTTCACAAGTTATTTCTTTAAATCCAAATTGAGGTCTTTGTGCTTTGTGTGATATTTTAACATCTAATCCGCCAGCCATTGTAACGCCATCGATTATAAAAGCAAAACGAAATGGCCTTTTAAATGCTAGATTGGAATTGCTAATCCCCATTGAAATTTTAGGATATGGTATTGCCATAATATTAAACGAGTTCGCTTACTGTAAAAATAGGCGAACTCGTTTCCAAAGAAGGGTAAATTATGATCCACAACCGGGGGAGAAGCCGGGGCTTGGGTCTGCACCGCAGAAGTTAGTCCACTTAGCAAATTGATATCTTAATGTAATTTCAAGAGTTGATTCTTCATTGCTAGAATAGTCTAAATCTCCAAAGTTAACGCTCTGAGGCCAGCAATCGTAAAGATTCCACATTTCGATCTGTTGACCACCACCATCAAGCATGATTAGTGTGCCTAAGGCACCATAACCACCGGGACCTGAAGCATTGGTTGACATGCGAGGATTAGCTCTGGTGTCACCCTTAGAAAGAAAGTCATAAACCGAACCAATCCAATCATAAAGATAAAGAATGGTATCAGCACGAACAGGAGCGACATCATAGTAAGTTACGCTTACTGTTTCGAAGGTAGCTTTGCCGGGAATGTACATCTTGCCATGCAAGTAGTTAATTTCGGTTTCTTCAAAGCTGATATTAGGTCTTGAAGCAACTTTCACATAGTCAGGAGGAACAGCTTTTGCGCCGCCGTTAATACCTGTTACTGCAAAAGTCCATCTAAATTTTCTTTTGAAAAATAGGCCCTGTGACAAGCCTAGTTTTCCGATACCCATATTAGTTGCCATATTAATTTCTCCTTATATTATCTTAAAACTGATGTACTTTCTGTGAAGCTACCGGTGCGATGCAAGCTGAACTCAATGAATATGAATTCTGTTGCTCTTGTTGGTTGCAAGCCAATCTGTGCCCTCATTTCATTTCTGTCGATAACATTTGCAGTGTTTAATTCTTCATCACACTTAATAGTATAATCATAAACACCGCTATTAGCCTTAACAGTTTGAAGAATACTTGATGCAATGTTTGTAAACTTTTGTCTTAGTTCGGCTGTGTGTGGTTCAAACAACAAGCCTCTAGCCTGAGCCCTAAGTTGTTTTTCGACATAGAATAACATTCTGCGAACATTAACTCTATCCAAAGCTGTAGGAGTGCGTTGCAGAGTCTTCTGACCCCAGACCATGTAGTTATCATTTCCAACATACTTAACAATTGGGTTTACAGCATTTCCATTGCCATAAAGTGCGTCTTTTTCAGCTAGTGTTGGAACCATGGCTAAACCAATTGCACCGGGGATTATACCACGAAGGAGTCCAGCAGGTGCAAACCATGGGAAGCTAAGATTGTCAGATCTAGCAAAAGCAGTTACGATACCACAGCTTGGAGGAATAGTGACATCAAGACCATTGTATGTGTCACGATATATAATCCAAGGCCAGTACAAAGCGGCGAAATCAGAGTCAAAGCGAACATTGTTAAGTGCGCTCTGACCATTTTGCCACTGGATAACTTCTGTTGGTGTCATACCAGAAGGTGGGTCTATAATTGCAAAGCAGTCCTGACGATAATTTGCACAAAGATTAATCAAAGCTTGAATAACCGCTGTAGAACTTGCACCGGGAACAGCAAGAGTATCAATATCTGTTTGTTCTGGCTCACTGAATGAATTCAACCCGCTTAGATTAAGAGGATCGCCAATTAACAAAAGCTCTCTTAATTCTGGTTCTGTAACAGGAGGAATACCGTCCGTTCCGCCAGTTAAAAACAATCTTGAAGTACCACTTTGTGGCGAGTTTGCTGGTGGAGAATCAATGTTAGTATTATCAACAACATTGATATAGTTACTTAAAGAGCTAACATATGTTTCAACATAATACTGGGATGTTGCGTCTTTTGTTAGATTTCCCCAAGATTCAACTTGTGTAACAACCTGAGTCAAAGGGTTTCTCATATAAACATTTAGGTTGAAAGTACCGCCTGATGTATCATTGGTGCAAACAACAAATATGTTATCGCATTCGCTTCCGGGTGTATCTCCGGTGACTTTGAATGAGTAATCGGTTGAAGCAGCATCAACACCACGAAGTATTGCATATGCGCTAGAACCGGTATCATTTGAAGTACCGCTAGTACTAGTTCCAGAAACAGCAGCAGTAGTGCTAAAACCTAGCGGTATAGCTAATGAGCCAGTAGATTTCACAGCAACCTTAGAATCTTTACCATAACCTTCTGCTGTGAGTTTTACGCTGTTAGAAACAGCAGTTGCTGTGAAACCGCCAAATAGACTTGGTGATGTACTAAGTTGAGCATTTATTGCGGTAGCAATTTGTGTTGCAGTCCAAGTATTGTAACGAAGGCTGTTCAAATTAATTATTTGTAGTTTGCCATCGTAATTAACATTTCCTGTACCTTCAACAACTACATGCAAATTAAGATTTGTCATGGAACCATCAAATGTATAATTACCCAAGGATGTATAACCATTTAACGGATAACGATCAGCAGAGCCAGTAATAATGGCTTTTGTGCTATCTGTTGCAAGACCTAAAACATTGTTTGTATTATTATATACAGTGCTAACTGTTGAGTAACTTACTGCGCCACCAAACAAGCTATTAGCAATACTTACAATTTCAAGACTTGAATTAGGACCATAAGCCCAAGTAGTTTTAAGACCAATCTTATAATAAGTTCCACCAGTATCAGATGTTGTTTGACGATAAAATTCGATACCATCGATAACAGAATCAAGTTGACTGTTAAGATCATCAACAATTTCCTGCATGGTGTAAGGATTACCAGTGTTAGGAGAAGGTCTGTTATCATCAGATAGTAGAACTAAAGATTTGCTACTTAAAACACCATTTAGTCTCCATGAAAAATGGAGGTCTTCAGAAAAACTAATTGTGTTGGCTTGAGGAACAGCAGTTGCTCCTAAAACATCAATTGCATCACCAGCAGAAGGAACTTCTACTTCTGAAGTTGCAGCATAGTAAGGACTAATAGGATTTGTCTCAGCACAACGAACAATATAAACTTCATTAGTGACCTGCAAGGCCATCATAGCAGCATAAGCTAAATAGCAAGGATTATCATCACTTGGGTGAGGATAGCCAAACTTAGTATTAAAATCTGCAATGCTAGTTACCTGAGTGGGGGTATTAATTGGTCCCTTTGATGCAAAACCAACAAGCCCAAGTCGTTGAGCTTGTTGTGTCTCATTCACCAAAAAGGTCAAATCCTTTTCCGTCACTCTTACTGACGGACTAATTGTGTTAGATGCTGGGAACCCTTTTAATATAGCCATTTTTATCTCCTGTGCATATTAATCATTCAAAATTCTAGTACTAATAAGACCAGCTTGCTCGGCCCTATCTATATATTGTGTATATCTATCATCTTCGATAATAACTTTATTTTTTTCTTTTCCAACTCCGGGTATATCCATAACGGTAAACTGATTGATGGCTCTTCTGGAGCGCACTATAAGCTGCACCGGATACCTTTGCTTATTAGTAATCTCAATCATGCTAACCCTTCTACTGATTCTTCTAATCTCTTCAATACTTCGCTGATCTCGGCCTGATTTAGAGAGTTAACAAGATCAATCTTAGTTTTAAGTACTGCTTTTTTCTTTACTATTGGTTGCCCAACATATGTTTCAGCAGTCAAACCAAATTGAAATTTTACCACTCTTAAGGCCGCATCTCCGGGTTCGGTTTCTAGATTATTGGAAATACTATCCAACTTTACAGAAACTTCCCACAGAACTCCTCTTACCTTTATGTATGCAATGGGACTAAATTTGTTGATAATTTGTTCCAAAATTTGATTCATATCTTCAACTTGAAGTGTCCAAGCATATAAAGTGTAGCCAATATTAAGCGGTAAACCCCTAGTTACACCGAATACAGTGTCTTTTTCATATCTTTCAGATGCTGTAAAAGAAGGCTTTCCACTCATGTCTCTAAGATAATGAATTGCTCTATGATAGGTGTAACGATTTGTGTCTATTGAATAATCTGTTGCGCTTATTGCCATGATTGGTAATCTTATTCGATCAACAACTAATGTTTCATCTTTACGCACATTATTTTGTACGACAGCAGCAACTGCTCTTTCTTGTGTGCCCCAGATAATTGGAACAGGATGGGCTTTACCATCATCATCAATAACTACTAAATCTCTAAATAAATCCATAACAGCTTCATCGGTAGCTCTTATTGATTTTGAATATCTGTAAATTGTGGTTTGATTTGTACTATCTGTATCATTTACAATTTTACCAGCTTGCATTGGATCAGCATTGTTTGCTGAACCTAAATTAATTTTTTTATCTAAAAATGAATCAAACCAACTTGAATCTAAATCACCATTATTGTTTTGATTATCGGCAGGCTGTTCACAAAAACCCGGTGGCGGATCAATATTTTCAGAACGCCCAAGAGGAGACATGTCCTCACAAGCATTAAGTGTATTTTCATATCCGTTTGGGTTTGGGCCTATAGGTTTCATATTCTATTATAGATACGCATAAGTATTAAAAAAATGCTTCCTGCAAACACAGAAAGCATTTTTTAGATAGAAAAAATTTAAGATGTCAAAAAGAAAAGCCACCAGAACCGCCTGCCTGAGTGTCTGGAGAAGAACCGCCTGCCGCATTTCCGCCCATATCGCCGGAACCACCAGAATTGCTTGGCATATTACCACCAAGAGGAGCAGTACCGCCAGCACCCATGCCAGAAGAACCTGCATTAGGTTGACTGCCATCATCGGCAAGCTGATCTCCGCCCATTTCACCATCAGCTTGTTCATCGTCAGATGGAACTTCAGAACCTGTTAAGGTGCCTAAATTTTCCATGACAGCTTGAATCTGTTTGGTTAATTCATCTTTCTTTTCAGACTTTTCTTGATCATCGCCAACTCCAAAGTTTTTAATAAATTGAGCTAGCTGCTTAAGACTGTCCATCATTTGAGCAGGGTCTTGTTCGCCTACTGGCTCATCAGTCTGTTTAGTCATACCATCGCCTTCAGTCTGTCCACCCATGTTTAAATCCATGTCTTGGCCAGCAAATCCGGGCTGATTAACTCCTGTACCAGCAGCATTAGGTGCGTTAGTAGGAGCAGCGGCTGGAGCAGATCCGCCCATACCACCAATTTGTGCAGGGGCTGTAGGAACATTCATATCAGCTTCACGAAGCTTGCGATCCTTTAGATGATTATAAAATTCAAAAAAACTTTTCATGATTTCTCCTTAAACAATTTTGTAATCTACGGTTTGAGACTCACCAACAGATGTACCACTAACCGAATCCTCTTGAAAGCGTTGACAAATACATTGTAGTCTAACTACACCGTACATTTTCATTTCTCCAGTCTTTCTTTCAATGATTACCCAATTTTCTTTTAAAAATGGGGTAAACAATCTTGAGCCGATAGTAGGAGCATGGCCTATTTTATTTAGAACTGAACGATAATTAAATTCAAATATCATTTCATCTGGGGAATCAATCCCGAAAGGTGTTTGAACATTTTGACTTGGAACAGGCTCATAATAACAATATAGGTCTACTGGAGTTGGAGAAAATATCTTTGTTCTTGATTCCAAATAAATTGGATCAACATTATTTGTGTTTATAAAAAGCTCATAATAAAAAATTGGCGAACCACCAATCTTTATTGCTTCCTCATCCCAGATATTAAAAAGATCATGTTCTGGTAAATTATCATCAAATTGTTGGCGACTTCCTACAACATTATAAGGCATGCCATTACTTTTGTAAATCATGACTCACCTTAAATAATACCTTCATGTCTGAATTTGTTTAAATATTTTTGACAATTGAATTCGAAGTCTGTATCAAATACTTTATCGTCATCATCTGGTTTCATTTCTAAAGCTGTTCTTGAAACCAATGTGTCAAATATAGGTTGTAAAAATTTTGCTATAATATCTTCTTTTTCTCTAGTTTGACTAAGCTCTCCACTTGCATCTCTTTTATTAATTCTGTAACTTGATGGAAAATCAGTACTTAAAAACATATTTCTTATAAAACCGTCAAAACTACCCTTCTCTACATTATTCTTTAAATCTTCAATACTTGCAGGATAAGTAACAGCCGGTAATTGAGAAGCACCCATACTTGAAAATTCTTTTAGGTAATTGTCAGTAAGTATTGGACTTATATCATTTGGAAGCATGGAAATAAATTCTTTT